AAGATGATTTAGAAGTCAAGGTCACCTCATTCAATGGTAGAGATCTTACATTGAATCCTATGGGAGAGGGTGGTAAACAATTTACACAAGGTGCTCTAGGTAGGAAAGATGAGCAACTATATCTTGAGATCGCTGACCCTGCTCTTGCTATGGAAATCAATCAGGCGATTGGTGGTGCGTTTGAGATATATGCAAAAAAATATAAAGGTATTTTAGATTGTGCTGACCCTGTATCATCATGGACTTGTAAAATACAAAAGACAAACTCTGGTGGTGGATATCACATATGGCATTCGGAGAATGGAAGTTTCTTATACCGTGATAGAGTGGTCACATGGATGTTATATCTAAATGATATACCTTATGAATCAGGAGGTGCCACAGATTTCTTCCATCAAGAAGTATCATTCCAACCAAAAAAAGGTACGATAGTATTATGGCCAGCAGCATATACACATGTACACAGAGGTGCTTTCCTTACTGGTGATATATCTAAGTACATAGCAACAGGTTGGTTCTCTCGTGAACCAGGTGAAGTAACGAATAGAAAACTGGGAGAATTATCTGGTAAACTATTACCAAAAGAAATGCTGAATGGATGATATTTTACACATCTATTACAAATGGTTATGATAAGTTAGCACCCCCACCAGAAACAGACGTAAGGTTTGTTTGTTTCTATGATGGTGTCAAACCACAGACAGAAGGATGGGAGTATATAAAATTAGAGATAGATGAAATATGTCCAGTAAGAAAATCATATCACCCCAAACATTGTCCACATTTATATTTTGATAAAGGTTCTATCACTGTGTGGATTGATGCATGCTATCCCATATCTGATTATATTATAGAACTATCTAAAGATCTTTTTGAAGAGCATGATTTTGTTCTCCAAAAACATCCAGAAGAAAGAACACTCTTCAAAGAATTTCAAAAGTTATATGAGCATGGGTTCTCTACCAAAGAAGAGATCCTTGATATGTGTAGGAGAATAAAGGAGATTGGATATCCAATCAAATATTATAATCAAACAATCAATAGTCTTATTTGGAGAAAACTCACACCAGAGGTGAGTGACTGGTGTGATACATGGAGAGAGTGGTATGATGATGGTGTCAATAGAGATCAAGTATCTAGTTCTATTGCAGAGTATTTGACTGGTAAGAAATATAGATCACCTTTGGGGTTCAAGATACATCGTGTGCCTATAAAATTAGAGATGAGAAATAGACAGAACAGGGTCAAAGATTACAGTGAATCATATGTCTTACAAGACAAACCAACTGCTAAAGATCGGGTAAAGTTTATTGATGATTTACGTGACATATTTTACGATAAGTCTGAGGTATTATTCTCTAGTAAATTGTATGCAACTGTGAAGTATACACCTTTTGAAATGAATGAGCATACAGAACCAAAGGACATGATAGTATACACATGTATAACTAATGGTTACGATGAATTTGTACCTGGTAATTACTACCATCCTGATGTGAGATATGTTTGCTTCCATGATGGCACAGTAGACACAAGTATTGAACCATGGGAATATATTAAACTAGATGTAGATATAGAATGTCCAAGAAGATTATCATTCTATCCTAAGGCAAATCCACATCTATATTTTGCAGAAGGATCTAATACTATATGGATTGATGCATGCTATAGACTAACACATAAGTTTATAGAAAGAAGTAAGATATGTTTTCCATTTACTATGCTAAGACATGCATCAAAATTTACATACTATGATGAGATGCTAGAAGGATTTACATGTGCATTTTTTTCTTACGATGACGCTATCAATCTCACAAAAAAACTCAAAGAAACGGGGTATAATTTTAGAACTTATGCAAGTCCTCTTGGTACTATAGTTTGGAGAACATTGTCACCAGAGATGACAAAGTTCAACGAGTCATGGTATAAGTGGTCACTTGTAGGATGTAACAGAGATCAGATTGCATATGATATGGCACTCAAAGAATCAGGTATACAATTACCATCTGTATTTGAACGAAGAGCAGACTCAGGTGTGCCACTTGGATATTATAATAAGAAGGGTAGAAGAGGCATGCATCCACAGAGAGGTGACATGAAACAGTATCTTAGAAAGGATGAGTTATTGCAAGAGATGAGTGAGATCACAGGTCTAAATCCTAAACTATATACTGAGTACCCAGACCATGAATTCTACATGGGTAAGTATAATATATTATGATTTACTATACTATAAACACTAATAATTATATTGAGAATCTACAAGCACCACCATGGGTGAAGGTCATAACAGAGGTGGAGGATTTAGGTGATCCTGTAAGGAGTAGTAGAAAAGATAAAATATTGTGTCCTTTTGAAGGACCTAGTGTTTACATCGATGCATCTAAAGTGCATCTTCTTGATGATAATTTTAAGAAGTTGAGTGAAGAGATAATAGGTAAAGGTGGGTTCACATATATGGAACACCCACACAAACATACATACCTTGAGGAGTGTGCGGAGTATGTGAGTAGGGGTTGGGTAGATCCAGATGATATATTGAAATTTACAATTGAACTTGCAGAAACAGATTTTGATTTTGAAAAATTCTTCTCACCATTATGTACAATAATCTGGCGAAGTTGGAATGATCATGAATTCAATAACATGTGGTGGGAGTGGTACAATAAAGGTGGCGTAAGAGATCAATTAGCATTCTCTGTTGCTTATCAACTTTGTCCACAAAAATGTGAGACAGTATTCTCAAGTGATATTATAAATCAATTCTCTGATGCAAGTCCAAATGGTGAGTGGTGGAACAATAAGTGTGGTGATTACAAATATCATAGTGAAGATATAGATATTGTTGAGTTTGTAGATTTACTTACTGAAATTACTGGTCTTTTTGATTGGAAAGAATATTTTAGAACAGGTACAGATCGTACCTCAGGTCAACCTTTTTATGGTGATGCTGGTGTATACTCTTACGCTATTGAATGGACTGACCCTGAAAAAGATCAGATAGTAATCTATACTAGCATAACAAACTGGTATGATACTATACCTGATGACATGTACTACGATCCTAATGTCAAGTATGTTTGTTTTACGGACGGAAATGTAGAGAAAAAAGGAGCATGGGAGTTCAGAGATATACCAGACTTTGTATACGATGAGGTAGATGGTGACCCAAGAAGACTATCTGCTTTCGCTAAGATATGTCCACATAAATTATTTCCCAATGGAACTAAGACAGTCTGGTTAGATGGATGTTATGTTCACACAAAAGATTGGGTAGAAAAGAGTAAAGCAATCCTAAAAGATGTGCCATTGACTCACATGTTACACCCACATAGGTTTACATTTCATAATGAAGTCATGGAGGGTTTCGGTGCTAACTTCAATACGAGAGAACAATTCATTGAGCTTGTTGATGCATTGAGTAAAGTTGATTATGATTTCAAACAGTATTGTTCTCCTGTACTCACTTGTATATGGAGACAGATAGATGATGAGATGGCAGAGTTTCATGATCTTTGGTGGAAGTATAGTAAGATAGGATCGAACAGAGATCAAATATCATTTGATTGTGCTAGACAATTGACTGGTTTGAATTGGAGTAGGATACACAACTGGGAGACAATAGGTCTTGATCTTACATCACCTACATCAAAGTCTGCTAGAAATAAAAGACATCCTCAAGCAGGTCACTTTACTGAGAACAACACCTATGATGATATACTAAAAGAATGTTATGACTTATTGAAAGAGATAAGACCTATTACAGGGATAGAAGATGAACATCAGATATGGCAAGTCGATTGGAATGAAGTCAGAGATCCTTCTAAGTGGGATAGAAGATTACAAGCACCTGCATGGGTTCCAGAGGGGTCATGGTGGTATGATCCAACCACAATTAAGACTCAGCATGGAAAATACTCTATACAAACCAAGATAAATTTGATTTTTGATAAAGGATTTCAAATAGGAAATAGAAGTTCAAATAAAAACAATTCTTTTTGGGTAAGAAGACTAAAGAGATCACTTGGTCTTGTTGATTTACCACCAGAACTTCATGATATGCATGTGTGGGATTGGGGGTGGTCATTCAAAGATTATGTGACGAAGAATGTCCTCACTCCAAATTTGCCAAAAACATGAAGGCACTTATAACATTTGGATGTAGTTGGACAAGAGGTGTGGGAAGTTGGTATGATGAAGAGATTTCTTATAAAGATTACTTGAAGTGCAATGATACTCTATCAAAAGATGAGTATCCTTTTAGGACTGTTCTAGCAAAAAGACATGATTATGAAAATATAAATTTATCAGCATGTGCATCATCAAATGCAAAACAATTTAGATTAGCAGAAGGGTATTTCAATAAAGATGATTATAAAAAATTTGATAAAGTAATAGTATTATGGGGTATTACATCTACTGCAAGATTGGATATATGGAACAACAAAAATAAAAAATATCAAAGTCTTTTTCTTAATAATGATAAGGATGAACTAAGTGATATCATAAGAGAAAAACACTACGATCATGAAGTTGAGTTGAATAGATTGTCAGAACAAATCTTACATTGGGATAAGTATTTTAGTATGATAGGTGTAGAAAATTATTGGTTCGATACATTTAATCATCATGAGTATAGGTATGATAGTCCTAACATGATCTTAGGTAAAAAAAATCCAAGGGATCTAATGAGTTTGATTTGTGAAGAGGAGGGACTCATACTCAAGAGAGATGATTACCATTTGTCATGTTGGTGGACAGATTCAGAAAGAATAAAATTTTTAGAGCAAAAAAAATTAGTGAATCCACACTCTCTTCACCCTAACATGAAATGTCATATCAAAATAGCAGACATAATAGATAAGTTTATCTTATGGTAGTCATCAATTATACTGATGCCTACTTAGGCAATTATACTTATGTGTTGACACAATTGTTACGATATGCTAAGATAAATAAAATTACACACTGCTCCCAACCGAGACCTACGTAGGCAGTATAATACATCGTCTCTCATATCCTGTAGC